GACTCTCTTTCTTGACAACGACTCTTCCTCTTATAGGAAAAGCCTTAGATAGCTTTCATTCCACATCGGAATGGACACCAGTTCCTTCCTTTACCGGAAGGCAAGTGATGCTCTACAAGGATGGGTTTGCCCGGGATACTTGTATCCAGGTTCACATTCCCGTCTTCTTGGGCAAAGCTATCGAAGCTGCCTTGAAAGGAGATTCCATTGCCGTAGATTGTGTACGTCAATTGACGTTCATATTCTATAAATATGAAGTCGCTTTTGATACTCAATTGGTTGCAGATTTTCTCAACGACTTTATACTCGTTGATGATTCTCTGATCGAATGTAGTACCGCTCGTTTAGCTGATAAACAGTTGGACGAGCATCTTACATCGATGCAAGGAGTAATCGCCTGGGCCCTTGGTAAAACGGACCCTTACGATATACGTCCTAGCCACGGCAGCGGAGCAACCGCATGTCGTACCAAGAATTCGGATAAATATCATACGATCCGGTACTTTCCGCGATTGGATGAGACTTATTCTTATTCCGAGTACTTTTTCCTGTCCCCCACCCATCTTGTTGATGAGATGGAGAAACTGGAAAATGCAAAAGAAGCGATCCCACGAGCAAGGGTTTGCCTTGTTCCGAAGGATTCCCGAGGGCCTAGGGTCATTTCATGCGAACCTGCTGAATTAATGTATATTCAACAGGGGATCATGAAATTGATCTATCAGCGCCTCGAGACTTTTAGCGGCACCACTGGTCAGATTAACTTTTCTGACCAGACTATCAACAAGCGACTGGCGCGTATAGGTTCCACGGATGGATCCTTTTGCACAATCGACTTGTCGGAAGCTTCCGATCGTGTTTCACTCGATTTGGTTCGCGAGGTTTTTCCTCGTGACTGGGTTGAGTGCCTCGAAGCATGTCGCTCAGAGGAAACGATTCTTCCGAATGGTGTTGTTAAGAAGCTTCGCAAGTTCGCCCCTATGGGTAGTTCTTGCTGCTTCCCTATTGAAGCACTAGTCTTTTGGGCTAGTGCGCAGGCAACATTACGTAGGTTGGGGAGTTGGAATGCCCCCGTCTACGTGTACGGCGATGACATCATTTTCGCGCCGAAATATTTCGACGAGATTGTGATGGACCTTGAATCTGTTGGCCTAAAAGTCAACAGAAACAAGAGTTATAGGGCCGGCCCATTCCGAGAGTCCTGTGGGGGTGATTATCATAATTCTTATGACGTCACGCCTATAAGGGTTCGTAAGGGTCTTACCTATTCTTCACCTTCTTCTCTTTCCACTAGTGCGGACTTGGCTAATTCTTTTATAGCCAAGTTCGGTTATGATTATACCAGATCAGTAGTTCAAGTAATTGAAAACGCTGTTGGTATGATCTTTCCCAGAACTCCCTTAGCTTATCCTTTAAGTCTAAGGGCTGATCTGCGCGCTTTTAACGATGTTTTCTTTCAGCGTCGGTGGAATGCCGATTACCAAAGATATGAACATCGCGTACCCTCATTGACAAACCAAATTAGGAAATGTCACCCCAGTAATTGGGGGGAGCTTCTCAGAAGAGAGCTTTCGCGTGAGGTGCGGGAGAGAGATTCCAGCGATCGCTACATTAATAGGCTATCAATAGCCGATAGTGTAGTGGACCCTGGGTTTTACACGGATACCCATTCCGTTCGTACAAAATGGGCATGGCGCTGGCTTGGTTAAGTCAGTCCACTCGATCTACCGCGCGTGTCCCGTGAGGGGCACGCGCGAATAGCTTCGACTGAGGGGGGCGTCTCTATGACTTAGTCATGGATGACTAAATGCT